TTATTCATAGTCAATTGTTCATACAGAGCCTCCTATTTTTGAAACACCTGTCATGGTTATGCTGTGATGGGTGTTTCCTTTTGGGCAATTTGGGCGTATGATAGAAGAAAAGCAAAGGGGAGAAACTTATGTATGTTTTAGGTTTTCTTTGCTACTTTGCACCTATAGCGGTAATTATCATAATTTTAGCGATAATCAATAGCTAAGAGGCGGCCACTCCGTCTCTTTTTTATACATAAAAACAACACAAGTGAGGTGGTGAGGCTTGGCAAGAGCACCAGATGAGATTAAAGACAAGGCCAGAGTACTCTATGAGAATGGCGTAATGCTAAAAGACATAGCCAGCCAGTTAGATGTACCAGAAGGTACGGTACGGTCATGGAAGAATAGAGGGAAATGGAGTTGCAACGCAACGCAGGAAAAGGAATGCAACGTTGCAAAGAAAACGAAACGCAACAAAGCAGAAAAGAAAGCTGTGGCAGATGAGGTCGAGTCAGTAATGAGTAATGACGATTTGACTGATAAGCAACGGCTTTTTTGTATTTATTATAGCAAGTCATTTAATGCAACACAAAGCTACCAAAAAGCGTACGAGGTTGATTACATTTCGGCATGTGCAAGTGGTCCGAGGTTGTTAGAAAATGTTAGAGTGAGAGAAGAGATCACAAAGATTAAAGAACAGGCTTATTCCAGGGCATTGCTGAGCGAAGAAGATATATTTCAGAAGTACCTAGAAATTGCATATGCTGACGTTACGGCCTTCTCTACATTCGGTAAAAAGGAGATCACATATTTTGATAAGGCAGGCAATGAACAGACTGCAACAGTATCATATGTTGACTTAAAGGATAGCGCAGAGGTTGACGGAACACTCATAACCGAGATATCACAAGGGAAAGATGGAGTAAAGGTAAAGCTTGCTGACCGTATGAAAGCTCTGCAATGGCTGTCAGATCACAAAGACATGGCAACGGCGGAGCAACGGGCCAGGATAGCGCAGATTAAGGCGCAGACGGATAAACTCACAGGAAATAATAGTGAGATAGAGGACACCGAAGAGATTGAGAGGGATATCTATGGCGAATAAATACGTTCGTAAAAGAACAATTCCCTTTAACTTCTCAGAGAAACACAAGGATTATATCCGAAAATGTGTAGAATGCTCCTATAATGTGGCTGAGGGTGCTGTACGTGCTGGTAAGACGGTAGACAATGTATTTGCCTTTGCTCATGAGCTTAAGACAACACCGGACCGCATTCATTTGGCAACCGGTTCCACTGTAGGTAATGCAAAGCTGAATATCGGTGATGCTAACGGCTTCGGCCTTGAATGGATATTCCGGGGGCAATGCCACTGGGGAAAGTACAAGGATAACGAGGCATTGTTTATCAAAGGACCAGATACTAAAGGAGAACAGAAGATTGTAATATTTGCGGGAGCAGCCAAAGAGGATAGCTTTAAAAAGATCCGTGGTAACTCTTATGGTATGTGGATTGCAACGGAGATTAACCTCCATCATGACAATACCATCAAGGAGGCATTTAACCGTCAGCTTGCAGCTAAGCGGTTAAAAATATTCTGGGATTTGAACCCTGATAACCCTAAGGCCCATATTTACCTGGAATACATAGATAAGTATCAGGCTCAGGCAGACGCAGGGGATTTCCCGGGTGGATATAATTACATGCACTGTACGATCTACGACAATATTAACATCACCCAGGAACGCTTACGGGAGATTGAAAGTAGGTATGATAAGAACAGCATCTGGTATCTACGTGACATTAAAGGTCAGAGGATCATTGCTAATGGCCTGATTTACCGGAGATTCGCTGATGATACCAGCACAAAACAATTCACATTCCGAATGCAGGATAAGCCTAAGGATATCATGGAAATTATCCTGGGGATTGACTTCGGTGGATCTGGATCCGGTCATTCATTCACTGCTACAGCTATAACACGAGGGTATAAAGAGGTCATTGTCCTGGCTTCTGAATGGATCGGCTGCAAGGACGAGAAGGGAAATCAGATTGAGATTGATCCAGATATGTTGGGGACGATGTTCTGTAATTTCTGCCAGAAGATCATATCACGGTATGGATTTATAACAACAGTATACGCAGACAGCGCAGAACAGACTTTGATAGCTGGTATCCGCAGCAGTTTACGCAAACATGGTCTATCATGGGTCCGTGTGGAGAATGCTCTTAAAACCGAAATAAACGATAGAATCAACGCTACCGCCATTCTCATGGCACAGGGGCGTTTTTATTATGTTGCAAACGAGTGTCAAAGCCTTGTAGATGCATTGAGTACAGCTGTGTGGGATCCGAAGGAATTGACAAAGAATGTAAGGCTTGATGATGGTACGAGTGACATAGACAGCTTAGACAGCTTTGAATATACCTTTGAACGGTTGATCAGCCGGTTAATCAAATACGGATAGGAGGTGGTAAAAATGCGCTACACTAAGATGCTGACAATGATACAGCAGGTATTAAACAAGGATTCTGATGTGAAGATTGACTTTGCTCTTACAACAAAGATGGCAAGCCAGATTGAACTATGGTCCCGCTTATATGAAGAAAAGGCCCCTTGGTTGTCTGAAACGGTACAAAGTGCAGAACTTCCTGCAGCCATAGCTTCGGAGGTTGCCAGAATGATCACGCTGGAGCTAAAGTCAGAAATTTCCGGAAGTGCCAGGGCCACATACATAAGCGGAACATACAAAAAGATCCTTTCCTCCCTCCGGTTACAGACAGAATATGGCTGTGCAAAGGGCGGCCTGATATTTAAACCTTATGTAACATCAAAAGGGATTGAAGTGCAGTATGTACAGGCAGATAGCTTTTTCCCAATTGATTTTGACGGATCCGGTAATATGACAAAATGTGTTTTCATGGAGCAATTCCGAAAGGGAGACAAAGTATATTCCAGATTGGAAATACATGATCTAACGGGTGAGTACCTCACGATTCAAAACAGAGCATTTATATCTACAAATGATTACAGCCTTGGCAGCGAGATAAGTATAGGCATGATAGACCGATGGTCAGAACTTGCGCCAGAAGCTAAATTGTCGGGTGTGGATAGACTGCCATTTGGATACTTTAAAGTTCCGCTGGCTAACAATCAGGATACAGACAGCCCGCTTGGCGTATCAGTGTATTCGCGCGCGGTAGGTTTAATAAGAGAAGCGGATAAGCGGTACAGTCAGATCAACTGGGAGTATGATGCAAAAGAGGTGGCAGTGCATATTGCAAGCAATCTACTAAAATATGACCAGAACCGAGATAAATTCAATTACCCAGGAGGAAAAGACCGGCTGTACAGAGAGGTTGAGTACAATAATGGTGCAGTTGATAAGCCGTTCATGGATGCATACTCCCCTGATATCAGGGACGTATCACTGTTTAATGGCTTCAATAACCAGCTAAAGCGAATAGAGTTCAATTGTAGTCTGGCCTATGGCACTCTTTCAGATCCTCAGAATATTGATAAGACAGCAACTGAGATAAAGACCAGTAAGCAGCGGTCATATACATTCGTCTCAGACTGTCAGATGGCTCTACAAGGTGCATTGGAAGATATGGTAAAAGCTATTGATTTCTACTGCAGCCTATATAATTTGGCGCCCACAGGTAGTTATCAAATGACATTTGACTGGGACGACAGTATCGTTGTTGATGCTGAAACAGAACGAGAGCAGGACAGGAAAGATCTTGCAGCTGGTATCATGCGACCGGAGGAATACCGGGCTAAGTGGTATGGCGAGACCGAAGAACAGGCAGCGAAGAGGCTTCCAAGTCCAGTACTAACAGAGGAATAATAAAACGGAAGGGGTGAGCATTTGACACCAGATGAGCTTGAAAAGCTTCCGATGCCAATAGAGCGAATCATGACAGCCATGGAACTATCTATTATGGCGGAGATTGTGGAACGCATAGAAAATGCCGGATTAATTACTCCGCTCATTGACTGGACCATTGGGCGTCTGGCCGCCATCGGTGGAAGCAAGGCCAGGATCAAGAAGATCATCAGCGAAGCTCTGGAGGGTAGCGATCTCCAGATAGATAAAATCTATGAACATGCAATAAATGCTGATTATGTCACTAACAAGGAGCTTTATCAGGCCGTTGGAAAGGATTATATTCCGTATCAGGAGAATAAATGGCTGCAACAAATTGTATCTGCAGTAAAGGTCCAGACAAAAGACAGTTTACGTCCTATGGAGAACATTACCCAGACTACAGGCTTTAACGTGATGGTCGGGAAGAAAAAAGTATTCACGCCTCTTTCTGAATATCTGGAAAGAACGCTGGATAAAGCCATGATGGAAATAACCACGGGAGTAAAGACATATAGTCAGGCCATTCATGGTGTGATTGATGAAATGACCTCCAGCGGATTGCGCACCGTTGATTATGCTTCTGGTAGATCGGACCGTGTAGAGGTAGCGGCAAGGCGCGCAGTTATGACAGGAGTTGCGCAACTTACTGACAAGGTCAATGAAAAGAATGCCAATGAGCTAAATACGGACTATTGGGAAGTAGAGTGGCACATGGGAGCCAGAAACACCGGTACTGGCTTCATGAACCATCAAAGCTGGCAGGGGAAGGTATACAGTTCAGAGGAGATGCGGACTGTCTGCGGCCTGGGTGAAATGTTAGGCTTTGCCGGAATCAATTGCTATCACATTCGTTTTGCATTTATTCCTGGAATCTCGAAAAGGAAATACACCGATGAATGGCTATTGGAGCAGAACCGGCATGAGAACACAAAGAGAACATTCAACAGAAAAGAGTATGATACATACAGCGCCATTCAGTACCAAAGAAAGCTTGAACGTACGATCCGAAAACTAAAACAGGATATTAAACTTCTGAAAAAAGCAAAAGCAGAGCCAGACGACATATCAGCAGTTAAAATCAGGCTGCGAGTTACTTCCAAAATATATACGGACCTATCAAAAGAAATGGACATTCCTCAGCAGTTGGAAAGAATCCGTTCTCCCAAGACTGCTTCCAAGCAGTAGAAGGCTGGTGATCCAAATATCTCCCATTAAGGCGCAGGATTAAGAGCCTTATTTTTATGTTAATTGCCCGGAACGGCATAAAACTACCACAGTATAAAAGTGTAGTGGGAAAGGAGTATCATGAAACGAAAATTTTTAGAAGACATGGGCCTGGCGAAAGAGCAGG